TTATGTCTTTTTAAGAGTGAGTTTGGCAAACATCGGAAAATTAAAATTATCGCTTAAGGCATTGATACTTAGCGTATTTACTTTCATTTGCTTTCTTGTCTTTTCAAACGCATTTTGTAGGACTAAGATATTCTTGACGTCCTGCTCCTCGTTGTTCATGCTGATGTACACCGAGATAGCACCCACTACAGCTACTACACCTGCAATGGCATAGCACAATTTCACCACGATGGGCACATATTTGGCGATTTCCTCCGAATAACACAAGATTGTGTTTAAGTGCTTGATTATCAGTGTACGACAGATGTAATGGCAAGTATGATGTTCCCAAAATGTTCCAAAAAACATATTTTAATGGGGAGTTTGAATGTGCTAAAAGAGGGTGTGTTCAACGGCATTGAAATGGCTTCAAAAAAGGGATTTAGCAGTAAAGATTTGTTAACATATAATTAAGATTTGATTAACACATTTATTAGCGCAGGGTGACTTGTAAGAAGGTGGGTAAATTTTGATAACAATGTAAGATGTTACGGATAGTATTCACTTTCTCCGTAACTTTCCACATACACATTTTCCTCTTCCCTATTTTTGAAATATCAAATTTAGGGAAATAAAAGAGTGAGCAAGTTACATATCTGATACTAACAAGTAGTGAGAGTGTTAAAAGTGGGGCTGATAGAGATTAAAAAACGAATTTTGTATCGCTGTTTGGAAACAAATAATTATCTTTGTACCATAATTCAAAACAAAATGGGCATCAATAAACTAAAAGTGGTGTTGACAGAAGAAGCACAAGCCTTTTTGGATACGCAGCCATTCAAAGCTCAGCAGAAGATATACTACAACATCTTCAAGGTTGAGGAAGGAGTGATGAAAGTTGACATCTTCAAGAAACTGGAGAATACCGAGATATGGGAGTTCCGCACTCTCTACAACGGTATATGCTACAGGCTTTTCTCCTTTTGGGACACTGAGGAAGAAACTTTGGTTATTGCCACACATGGTATTATCAAGAAAACTCAGAAGACACCATTAAAAGAGATTGCCAAAGCGGAAGAGATAAGAAAAGAGTATTTTAACAGTAAAAAGAAATAGCATTATGGCACAGATGAAATTGATACCAGCAGACAATATGAAAGATAAACTTTGGGGTAAAAGAGGTACACCAGAGCGCGAAGCCATGGAAGCCAAGCTCAAAGAAGATGTGAACGCCTATATTGTAGGCGAAGCCATACGCAAGGCTCGATTGGCACAAAACCTCACACAAGAACAGCTTGGTGAGCGTATCGGTGTGCAGCGTGCTCAGATATCAAAGTTGGAGAAAGGTGCAAGTGTTATCACATTACCAACCATGAGCCGTGTGTTTCAAGCATTGGGTATTGCAACAGCCACTCTTGATTTGGGTATTGCAGGCAAGATTGCGTTGTGGTAAGATGACGGTTAGATTGTGCAATCTTGGTAGGATTGTATAAGAGTGATGTTATTGCATTGATACCCAATACTTGTTGCTTGGTGGTCACTTGAACTGTTCCCAAAATGAGAATGCAAATTGAACTCCGTAGGCTGAATATGAACAAAAAGCAGACTTTTGTTCACAAATATTCTTTTTGCGTAAGTTTTACGTTGATTTATCTAAGTTCTTTCTTTAATAACGGAACTTTTTGCTAATTTTGCAAGGCAATGTATAATGTTCTGATTCAATTTCATTCATTAGAGTTGCAAGTAAACAGATTGTCGGACTTAAAATTGATTTAATAAGAAACAGATAGATTACACAAGAATGAAACGCTAAGAGTTTACTATTCCAAGAATAGACTCTCAACAAGAGACTTATTTTGAGGTGTTATAACCTCATAATATCAACCAAGCGTTTCCGTTCTATACTTTTTGGATATTGAGCTTTTAGCTCTTGTTCTCTTCCGTTTGAATACCGCCAATATTCGCATATCGAGGACAAGCAGATTGAAAGTTCACGCTCATAGGCGTGAACTGTTCTGTCGTTTGTTGATATGCAGGTCACTTGGCGGTAACCAAAACGGAAAACAAGCATAGGAACGGTTGCACGCCTTTTTTTTATATTTGTATGAAAAATAAAATATTTCATTATTTTTTACTTATAAGTATGCTCTTTGGTTGTATTGAAGCACAAGCAACATTGTATTCAACAACTAAAGATGGTGTAAAGTATATAACTGATGGCTATTTTAAAGAAGCCTATGCAACATGCAATAATGGTATCACAACGCCAACTATTGAGATTAAGAATTCTGTAAGCTTTTATACTAATAAAGGAAAACTGTATACTCCAAGTGTTAACAGAGTTGGTACATTTCAATCAAAAGTATTAGAGAATGTAACCATTCCTACTTCAGTTACAACTATTGACGTAGATGCTTTTCAAGCCTGCCCCAATTTAAAGTCTATAACCATGCCATCATCATTTAGTGGTAGTTTCAGTTTTATAGAAAAGCTTCCTAAAGGGGTTACTGTATATGTAGGACATTCCGATTTTGGTACAGTAAAAATTAACTATGGTGAGTATGCTACGATTGTAGATTTAGAACAAAGATTTCTTAAAAATGTAAAATCTTATATTCATAAAATCACCTTTGAAGCAAATACACAACGGTTTGAGGAAGAGGGGTTTGAACTCCTTGGATTTTATGATGAATTCCGTAGAGAAGAAATTCCTTGTAAAGATGCAGTATATACGATTAATTCCAAAGCTAATACAACTAATACAATTTATGCTAAGGTTGTAAAAGATAAAGATACTACATATATAAGTCAAGATAAACTGACAACACTTTCAATAGGAGTAAAATATGATTTCAAATCAACTCAAACCACTGCAACATTCTCAAATTTGACTGCAAATAGTGATGTGTCAACTGGAGATATAGACCATATATATGTATCTGCAGAACCTATTTCAGGCCATCAAAGTAGCAAAAGTGGTTCATGCAAGAATAATGGTACAGTCCATCTTTCCAACCTCATTCCTTATCCCTTTCAAGGATATACTACAACTATAAGTGTAACATATAAAGACGGAATAAGTGAATCCCATAGACTTGATTTCAGTGGACTTACAAAACGATTAGGAGTGAAATTATCTGCTGTAGCAAAAGGCTCCACGGCAGCAACAATCAATGCAAGTGTTGACCCTGGAGATGCAGAAGTTCAGACAGAAAAAATTTTCGTAGGAAACAGTGTATATAAATCAGGTAATTTTATTGTTACTGGACTTGAACCAGGAAACACCTATACGGTAAAATATCACCTATACGTAAAGGGACAACCTACCTATATTTACGATGGACACAAAGAATATTTAGAAGAAACCATAGACATTGTTCTTCCTAAAATAAATTTCACCTCACAACAACCAAAAGTTATTTCTGTTGGAAATGTCATAGTGGCAGCAGAATCGAATATTGCAGATAATGAAAAGAACATCGGTTTTGAATGGCGCAGAACGGATTGGAATAACGACTTTGATTCAAATAAGGGACAAGCTTATATCTTTGACGGAAAGATGGAGGGTTACATACGTAATATGAATGCAGAAAAACTATGGAAGTATCGACCATATTATTATTCAAATTCTGGCAAATATTATTATGGTGATTGGATAGGAATAGACCCAAGCAATACCTCATATTTTGAGCCGACAGTTCACACCTACGACAATATCACTGTAAATGGCAATATAGCTACGGTGAACGGCTATTCTCTTCGAGGCACAGATGCGATAAGAAGCCAAGGGTTTCAATATTGGAAAGACACGAATAGTTCTAATGTTTCACAAAACAGAGCTCTCCACACTCCAACAAATGCAACAACCATTGAGGCAGAAGGAGTTGTGATGACTGCCGTACTGAATAATCTTGACTATAGCTCCACATATTCTGTTCGCTCTTTCGTCTCGACAGATGAAGGAACTTTCTATGGAGAAACACGCACGTTCTCTACTGGAAGTAATACAACTGGTATTGAAAATGTTGTAAGCATCCCCAATAAATTAAACAATACAACTAAGGGAATATACGATATTAGCGGAAGAAAGTTGCCAGCCTTGCAGCATGGCATAAATATTGTTATTAGCGAAGATGGAACACGTAGGAAAATATATAAAAAGTAAGGTCGTTATATTTGTTAGAAGTCTGTTTACTCTCACGTTACATATTGGTGGCATCATAGCTTAATAAACGACTAAGAGTGCAATAATAATCAGCCGTATCAAGAACTTTTTTCGAGATACGGCTGATTCATGTTAACCATGAAGTACTTTTCTTTACGCAAACTCGCATTGTCTCTTGCCAGAAATAACATCAATCCAATAGACAAAGCCCAAGAACACAGTATGAGTATAAGAGCTAACTGTCTAACATGGCGAGAATGCCAAATGCGCCTTATCCAATACCAAGGAATGGTGCAAAGTAGAAACGGCGGAACTTCCTTTAATGTCTTGGGCATTGATGGCTGCGTTACGCCAACTTTTGTTTGCACATCCAGTTTCGTACAGATAGAGTCCAATGTATTACCAATAATCTTGATACAATCATCGGATTTCTTATATCTGTCATTCAAAGAAAAAGCCAAAGCTCGTTCTTTTTCTATAATGTTTAGAAGTCCCTCGCATCTGGAAAGGACAATATCATACCTTTCTGATAAAGTCCCCATGTACTCATCTTGGGTTATTCCAAATTTCTCTTTGTCATTTTTATCCTTTTCCTCACGTTGCTTCTGTCTGCCATCCAACAAGTCTTCGACTGCCGATTTTGCAGCGGATGCCACATCAGCCTTGAACTTTTCCACATCCACGCTATCCATTGGTTGCGAGTTAATTATGCTTGACAATGAATTGAGCGCATTGATGCAAGTCTGCAACTTGTCTTGCAGTTCATCAAATGTATCTATTTCTTCATCCTTTAAAGGGACAGGTTTCTTGTTTGCCATAATCATCTGCGTCTTGGTTTGTACTTTTTCTTGTCCTTGTCATCATCGTCAGAACGTGACGAACCACCACCTCCGCCAACTGACGGAACAACATGCGGTTGAAGCACCAACTCCGTAACCACTCCTACAACATCAGACATACCAGCAGAAGTTTCGCCTGTGTCATTCACTGTTGAAGCACTTTCATCATCTGCAATAGATACGCTTTCCCCATTGTCAGAATTTAGGGAAGAAGACGATGTGGAATAGGACGAGGACTTTGCATTATCCATGCCATTTGCCACCTTGTTTTCCGTGTAGCTTTCGTTTCCGATATTCTCCACAGCACCGACAGCTTTCCGTTCATCAGTCAGTACCTTTTGAATATTTCCCAAGGTAAGACTTCTGTCTATTCTGCCGCCAGAGAATGTGACATTGCCATCAGAGAAAGAAATCCCTTTGACACTTCCGTCCGCCCTGTGTATAAAGTCCATAGTTATACCTTTCTTGGAAAGAACCTGTCTAAGGTTATCCCAAGTACGACAGTCTTTCAATGCTGCGGTAATGAGGTCATACATTCTGTACTTGGCGGCATCCTTGCCTTTCAGTCGCTCACGTTTTACATTCTTCTTGCCTTTGCCAAATGTCAAGCCGTATTCCCTTGTGAGTGCCTTGGTGACGGCTGCTGACTTCTTGAAGTTGCTGTCACCAGTGATTGCGTTGCCGTCATTATCCACCCTGTTGTACACAATGTGAACATGGTCGTGCGCCTTGTCGTGGTGACGGAAGATGACAAATTGGGTGTTCACTATCCCCATTCTCTGGAGATACTTCCTTGATATTTCCGCTATCAGTTCGTCACTCATTCGCCTGTAATCCTCTGGTGAAAAGCTCAGAGAAATATGCCCGACATACGCTTTGAGTGTCGGGCGAGCCTTGGCTTGAATGTTGAAACTGGCGACAATCGACCTGTTGGTAGAAAGGTCAACACCTTCTGATGCGATGATGTTCGTGTCCTTGTTCTTGATGTCGTTGGCGTATGAGACCAATCCACCAAAGCCATTACCTTGCTTAATCTTTGCTATCATAGACTATAACTGTTCGTTGATCTTGATGATAATCTCACTAATGGATTGTGCCAGCCGTTTGTTCTCGACTGCCACAGCCAAGCCACCGTGAATGTGTCCGAGGTGTGCCAGTTGGTTCAAGTTGTTTGCCATGCCCGAAAGGTCACGGATGTACTTCGTGAGTTCCCTTGAAATCGGCTCTTTGACATAGCCGTTTACAGCAAGATTATATACCAAGGTGGACAGCGGAGTGTTGTCTCTCCTCTGTATGCGGAGCAACTTTCGGTAGTTGGCATCGTCAAAATACACCTTCACTGGGTGGGTGCGCTGCGTTCCTTTCGGCTGTTTCGGACGACCGCCTCTTTTCTTCTGTTCTGTTGATGTTGGGGATGTCATTGTCCTATCGTGTCTGAAGCACCTGTGCGGACACTCCCGGCTTGTAAGCCGTGGTTTTGTGGAACACTAAACCTATACTTGCTCCCCAACATCCCCAATAATCAAAGATACGCTTGGCGGTTCGACTGACCTACAAGAGACAGATTTGCCAACAGCCTTGCCGTAAGGTGAAGCTATGGCGAACTTAGGGAAGAAAAGAAGCAAGGCTCTCAGAGAATGTCTTGACTGGTGCTGTGGTGTTACAAATGTTACTTCTTGGCTCTGTCATTGAGTATCTTCTGAATGTCCGACAAGGCAAACAGACGCTGCCGTCCCATCTTGGCAGGGACAAGATAGCCAGACTTCGCCCAAGACCATAAAGTGGTGGCGCATACACGGCACATCTTGGCTGCTTCCTCTGCGGTCAGCCATTTCTCCTCATCGGGATTGTTTGCCAGTTCCATTGCCTTTATCTCCTGCGACTTTGTTATAAGTCGATCGGCAAATGTGACCAGATCCTCGGAGGTCACTTCTACCTTGAAGTGTGCTCCATTCTGTATCATTGAGTATAAATCCATATTATTCCTTTCTTTTGATTGTAGTGTGAATACGTGAACCATCAACCGATAAGGTCAACAAGACCACGCTTGATGTCATCGTCTATTGTTCGGTATCGGGCGAAAGCTCGGCTGCCATTGGCATGACCAGACATTGAGGAAATCAAATTCGGGTCTTGCACTTGCTTGTAGAGATTTCCGATGAAAGTTCTTCGGGCGGCATGGGAAGTGGCAACTTCGTATATCGGTCGCATCTCGTTCTGTCGGGTCTGAGGGTTGAGTATCGGCACTTTCCTGTCAAGATGTGCCAGTTCCATGACCGCACGGACAGCTTTGTTGAAGTCTGCCACGTTGTAGTGTGGAAACAGCGAAAGGGTCAGTCTGTCTTTGTATCTGTCATAGATAGCGAGAGCTTTCTCTGTAAGAGGAACACGGACGGTTCTTCCGTCATGATTCTTGGTCTTCTGCGGAAGATACTCCACCACACCGTCTATGACATTCTCCTTTTTGAGGTTGAGCAGGTCACCGAAACGGCAACCGAGGAAGCACTGGAAGACGAACATATCTCGGAACGTAGCCAAGTGCGGATTGTCCGAAAGGTCAAGTTCGTAAAGACAATCACGCTCCTCTATGCTGATATACCAAGGAGTTCCATATACGGCTTTTGGCATTTCAAACTGTAGAAACGGATTGTTGGTGGTGATGCCACGATGTATGCACCACATGAAGACTGTCCGCAGGCGTGCGAAGTTGGAGTGCAGCGTGTTGTCTGAACGCACGGCTTGCGTCACAGACTTTGCCGCATTTCTGTACAGATATGGGTATAACTTGACATACTCATGCTCATGCACCAAGAACTGGTAGAAGTCTTCCAAATCTTCTGCTGTAGTATTGTCAATGCCCATTACATAGTCGGTGCGTTTCTTCACGGTCTTCCGGTATTGTTCGAAGCGTTCTATCTTCCCGATATTGGCACGTATTACGGATGCCTGTCTTTTCTCAAAGCCTTTTGCCTGAATGTATTGCTCCACAAGCACCGACAACCTTGTCTCCTGGCATTGGTTGTCTTTCAACTTGTAGGCATTGGGATGATGGAAGACGAATATCACACGTTTCAGCCATTCTGCGGTTGCCCCTATATAGTATTCTTTTGATATGAGTCTCTTCAAGTCAAGAATGGCATCATTAAGCTGCTGTCTCTCGCTATCCTTTACCAAAGCTATGCGCTGTTTGTAACTCTGACGCTTGGAATCCCAATGGTTGGGATTGATGGTCAGTTCGCTCGCACACTTGATGTCACATTTCTCGTCACGGACACGGAAATATATTGTAGCCTTGTCTTTGGCTGATGTCTTGCGTATAAAAGCGGTTACGTTCATAATCGTCACTTTATAAGGTTGATAATTTCACGTCTCATGTCATCGTCAATGGTGCGGTATCGGGCGAATGCTCGGCTGTTAGGAGCATGTCCTGTGAGCGAAGCCACCAACGCTTGGTCTTTGACATGTTTGTAAATGTTCGCTATAAAGGTCCTTCGTGCGACATGGCTTGTAGCCACCTCATACAAAGGCTTCATTTCCTCTTGCCGTGTTAGCGGATTGAGAACAGGCACCATGCGGTTGACACCAGAGAGTTCAAGAACAAACTGGATAGCCAAGTTGTAGAAATGCTCATCCAACAAAGGGAATATTCTCGGACTATACTTCTCGTACTTAGCCAGTATATTCAAAGCCTTGCCGCATAGGGGAACACGGACTACCTCTGTCTTGCCTTTGTTGAGGTTCTTGCTCGGTATGTATTCCAAGAAATCCCCAACGATATTCTCTCTTGTCAAAGCGAACAAATCGCCAACACGACAACCAACAAGACAGTGGAACACAAACATATCCCTTGCCAGTTCGATACGTGGACTGATTGAGAGGTCTCTGTGCAGCACTTGGTCACGTTCCTCAATGGTGAGGTAGTAAGGGATGCCGTACACATGCTTGTCCACCTTGACCGTTCGAAATGAGGTGTCAGTGGTGTAGCCTTTCTTCACACACCAGTTCAAGAACGCCTTTAACCTTGTTCCTCCACTAAAGGCGGAATTGGCAGATGATGGCTTCATTGTATTGCGGTAAATCTCAAATCGGCTGAAGAAGTCGGGATTGTTGGCGAAGTATGTGTATTCCTCAGTGATATACTTCATAAAGCGCTCTAACTCGTCCGCTCCAAAATTCTCGATACGAAGAACAAAGTCCTTACGACCTTCCATTTCCTTTTGCCATGCCTCATAGCGGTGAAGTCTACGGAATATGGATGTGATAGCACATTTGCTTTCCGCTCCATTCTTTACCTCTCTCAAATACTGCTCGGCTCTGTCAAAGAAACCAGTCTTGGTGTTGTCAATGTCCTCATGCTCCTTTCCCTGCTTGTCGGGATTGAAATAGTTATCTACAATATGGTGCAGGAAGTCAAGTGTACAGCCTGTGTGGTATTCTTTGCCGACCAAAAGAAGAATGTCTGCGAGTTGTCTGTTGAACTTGTCCTTCACTTCTTGAGGCACATTGCTTTCTTTTGAATAGCCAGGCACGGTTGCGTCATAATGGATAGAGTCGATATACAAGTTTGTTGATATTTTGTAATCAACGTCCTTTCCGTCTCTCAACCTTACATAAACGGCAGAATTACTCTTGCGAAAATACGGTATAATTTTCATCTCAAAAACAAATTTATGAATGTTCAAAACTGGGGTAATATTACCCTTTTTCAATGCAAAGATAATATGGTTCCCACAAATGTTCCCATAGAAATCAAACTTTATGCAAACCGATTAAGTATTATTATAATTCACTTTTACGCTGTAATTCATTGTGTATGAAGTGTTATTGTTCGATAAGTATGATTTTATGCAAGTATTATATTTAGTTGGATTTACCCCAAAATTGATTTCCTCCGTTACCTGCGTCAACGCTGTCGTGCCGGCTGTGTAGTCACCTGCCGAGTTCTGCGCCATTGCTGCACCACAACCCACCAAGAGCATAAGTGCCATTGCCTTTAAACGTCCAGAAGACATCACATTCTTTGCCTTCTTCTTCAAATAATTCTTTGTCTTGTTAAACATTCTGTTTCCTTTTGTTTGTTAATCGTTACTTTTTATATACTCGTCTGCAGTTGAGTCTGTTGTTATCCTAAAATCTATTTACCTGTCTGATACCGTTATCCTAAATCTAACACCTACCATATCTGATACCCGAAGAATGCCGGAAACACGATAGAAGCTCCAATGATGAACAGACATGCGCCTACTAACATCATAATGGATTTCGTCACTCCGTCTTCTCCTGCGTTTATCTTGATATATATCTGCAATGCTGATATGACCGCTACTATGGCTGCTATGGCATAGAGCAGATAGAGCACATACAGCATCATTGTCACCACGTAGTCGTGCATGCTTGCCAGTGCGTCCGCTCCCCAACTATAGTTCACACCGCCACACTTGGCACTTGCTCGAATGGGGATGCCCAACACTAATGCGGACAAAGCCCAATGAAACCGTTTCATTTTCATAGTTCATTCTTCACCATTTGCCATTTTAGCTTCGGATCTCGCATAATCATTGCCGTGTATAGTTCTTTGTCGGTCAGTGGGTTGGACATATACGTTTCCGTTTCTTCCAACTGTTCCTCCATCTTTGCTTTCAATTTCTCAAAAGCACTCTCTTTGTCTGTATCACCAGATTCTCCAGATGAAGCATTGGCTTCATTGCCTACATAGACTCCATCCATTCTGTCCGATTCATTCTGTCTTGTTTCGGCAATGTTATCATTGTAGACATTCGGCTTATTCGCAGCTTCTCCCACACCATAGGCTGCCACCGCATCCACATGTGTGTCATAGCTGTTTCCACCAATACTGAATCCTCCGTTGTTTTCTTCTACGGTGATGCTTTCCTCTGCATCAGCCATATTGCTAACGTCAAATACTTCCTCCGTTATCTTGGCATCATCCTTCTTGCCATAGAGGTCTTTGGTGACTATAACAGCGTAGTAGATGATATATACCGCTGTCAATACAAGTACGAATATCAAGTATGAACTCATTTCTTTTAAGTTTGATTATACATTATTGTTCCTATTGTCTCTTGCCGTTTTCTTTGACTACCCAACAAGCAATTCTCATATATGATGTAATTGGCTTGAAGGGTTAGGAAAGGCAGCACATGCCCACAGATAAAATATCTCTTTTGTCCATGCCGTTTGGTTGTGCGCCTTTCCGAAAACGGTTGCAAAGAAACTCCGAAAGATTGGGATAAAAGAAAAACAGCCCCATCGAGGACTGTTTCTTAACATCAATTGTAGATAAAAACAAAATCAAACTTGATTTTCATACTTGAAAGCGTATGGCAGTGTGACAATGCCTTATTCGAATAATTACATTGTCCATGTCGGTTATAGATGTCTTGTACTGTGCTTTCCAATAAGAAAAAGGATAGCTGATACGGATATAAACAAAAAAAAGACGGATCCCATCGAATAGTGATGAAACCCGTTTTGTCTTTTTATAGTGCATATCGAAGCGAAAGGTGCATTCGTACACACTTCTTTCATGGTGCAAAGTACTCATTTTTGAAACGAATAATCCTTGCACCGACCTTTCTTATATAAACCTATTCAACTCTTCAACAAGTTTGAATACCGTTGTTGAAGATACAGCTTGCGATGGCGGTGTACTGCCGAACTCTGCCAATATCTTTCTTGCTCTTGATATGGCTTCTGGCTGATATGGCAACAACATTCCATAGATTTTTGTTGTGAAGTTGTCCTTCTTGCTATACTTTACTTTCATCTGTTGGCTAAGCATTTGCTCGTAATCATTTCGATGGATGTAGCCACGATACATGTTGAAATGCAGCAAGAACCAATACTCAAATGCTTGATTGCTATATGCTACCTGAAATCCATTGGACTCTGCCAAGCGTATAGCTTCATTGAAGTCGTGGTTTGAGAAATCGTCCTTGTCAAACACTACCCAATATTGATCGAAATTATGGCCTTTTCGCCGTTCCTCGTTTCTGACAATTACGGCTTCTTGAACCAGTTTGATGGTATTCAGTCCTTTTCCCAATGCCTTTACTGAAGCTGATGTCAGACGAAAAGCATTGAAATAATCTGGTTCTGTATTCACGCCTTCGCAGATGATCAAGAACGATTGCTTGGTGTCTCTGTAATTGGAATGGCGTTTCAGACTTCGTTCCTGTCTCGGATTATATCTTGCCATTGTCAATCCTCCTCATTTACAAACAACTTTGAAAAATCACCTATAATGGGCGTTCCTCCATACTTGCCTTCAAGATATTCTTTCTCAAAAGAAGCATTGTTTCTTACTTTGTAGTCTGCAAGAGAATACAGTTTGGTAGCACCGTATGTGTCTTTTTGTGTAAACCACACTTGGTCTCTCCGCAATATTCTGGCACTCAGGATATTTGTGTCGTGGATGGTGAATATCAGCTGGGCATGATGCGGATTGGTTGTCTTTGAATTGAACAACTCAATGATTTTACTTGTCAACTTGGGATGCATCTTGCTGTCTATCTCGTCTATTACCAGGCGTTTGCCACTGTCCAAGGCATCTATGATGGGATAGGCTAACTGAAAATACTTTACCGTTCCCTCTGACTCGTTGCTTTCAAACGGAAACGAAACGGTCTGCGTCTCTCTTCCATCGTTATCATATTGCACGTGACTACTGACTACTTCGTCATTCACCTTATATATATCCTCTATACCCAAATCGGCAAATCGCGAGAAATCGACTATGCGCTTCCGTATCTTGGGGTCATCCAACTTGACAGCTGCTCGTTTCCACATCACTTCATCATCATGACTGGTGATGATTGACGTGTCGTTCAGCCAGTTCACGATGCTGACAGCAGTCTCGTCATTGAATTGTGCCGCAACAGAAACAAGCAGTGCATTGTCGCGCACCATCTTATTTGCGATAAGGTTTTTCGCAATCGCACAAGAAGGATGAACATTGTATGTATCTTCCTCACGATACAATAACTCCACTTCTTTTGCACGCTTTTTGTTGTTTCTACGATACAGCCACTCCTTATGCACCTTGTTGCTGTCAACCTCAAAGCCATATCGGAAGATGTATGCTGTATTGCAAAACACGATTTCAAATACTGACGGCTCTTTGGCAGTCGCAGCATTGAGCATAAAACTCTCTACATTCAAGGTCTCGCCAGCTTGTAGCTCCTTCATGGAGTTTATAACAAGCCATTTGAATGTTGAGAACGCTTTTGCAAAATTGGATTTACCCGACGCATTGGCACCATAAATGGCGGCCCCATGAAGTACTGCAGGGATAGCGTCACCCATTTCCGTCATAGAGTCTGTTTCTGGTATCGCTGTCTCCTTCAAATTAGTGGTCACCAAAGAGAGGGTAGACAGTTCCTTGAATGACAAATAATTGCCTACTGAAAACTGTACAATCATAAAGATAGCCTTTGAATATGTAATATTTTTGCAAATATACGTGTTTTCTTTTGAAAATGCAAGAGTTTGTCGCTTTATTACTTTATTCATAATGACTTTTTATCTGTAAACAATGTTCAATGAGGACTCAATGTTCAATCCCATTGAACAAAGACCCTTCATTGAACAAACTTCCAAACATTCCTACCGCTTTTTCCCTCGCAGTAAGTCATTCAGATCCTTATACTCACGATACCTTGCCGACTCATCCTTTACCTTTCCCCCGAACAATTCGATGAATGTCTCCACAGTCTTTTGCCCGGCAATGTCGTTGTCGAGATAACAGTGGATTTCTTTGTATGGTTCCAGATAATCCATGGACTTTCTCAGGTTGGCAACAGAGTTCATCACTAACACATCAACCATACCATCCTCACAGATTTCCGTATTGCCTTTCTTGCGCAATGTCATATACGACAGAAAATCCATAAAGCCTTCAAAAACACATATATGTTCCTGAGTCATTCCGTTGGTATGATAAAAGACAGAAACATCCTTATTCTTGATACATCCTTTATAATAAGGGTTACGTACCTCAAAACCACCAGACTTGTTTGGAAAGGCGATAGCAAAATACTTTTTCTGCCTCAATGTATAGTGAATCTCCTTGCAGAAAGTTGTGGCGATTCCAATATCAACACCTCTTGATTGGAGATAGGATGTTAGGGCGTAGTTTCTTAGCGGCATCACTCGCAAATCAATCATATCATCTTCTACGCTTGTATACGATGGACGCACCTCTTGGTTTTTCTCTTTTACCAGACCATTGCTGTCACGTTCTATCATAGTCAGAACGGTATGTATGTCATTGGTGTTATACATACGTTTGCCCAGCTCTATCAAATCACCGCCTTCAGCAATTCCAAAGTCATACCATTCATGGAGATTGTTATTCACTACAAACGAGGGTGTTTTCTCTTCACGCAATGGTGAGCGGTACCAATATTGCCCTCTTCGCATTTTGGCATGGGTATATCCCATATTTTCAAGATAATCCACTATACTTATTTTCTTAGCTTCTGAAATATCCATTACTTTTTTCTGTTGTTTATTCCATATTTACTACTTGTCAATCACTTTGTTTGCTTCATTTACTATAGGCATGCCCATAAAGTAAACGAAATTCCGAAGTGTTTTCAGATAGATTGATCTGTAACACCAGTCTATGGACTTCATATTCCAATTTCACTTTATTTGCTTTATCCTCTATAGGCACACCTATAAAGTAAACCAAAATCTGAAGTCTTTTTAAACTCGCTGCGTCTTGTCACATATAGTCTTTTTGGGGACTTCAAAAACGCTTCATTTACTTCATCCTCTATAGGCACGCCCGTAAAGTAAAGTGTTTGCTAAAGCGTTTTATTCGTCCTCCTCAAACAGTTGCACATTTGTCGGAACTTCTCCATAATAGAACATCTTGTCGTATCGCTTCACCAATTTCAAGTCGTTCATCAAGTACTGCAACACTTTCACCATCACGCTTCGACCTCGCTTGAACCCTATAGCCTCGTATGCAGGTATCATTGCCTGAATGGTTTTCTCAAAGCCCTTGATGGGCTTACCAGCAAAAGCTGATGCCAAAGCCTCTTCATGCTGTTCTATGGTTAGGTCGGTATATTTGAGCGGTGCGCTTTTGCCATGTTCATCCTCAGAACTATCATAATCGGTTGCCAGTTCTGGCAATCCCTGTTCGTTTACAGTGAACGCAAACGGCTTGAACTCCTTTTCTCTGATATGCAAAGCTTTCACTTCGCTTATATCGGGATTGTTGCTATTCTTACTGATGACCAAGACTGTCTCTGCCTTGTTGTTCATTTCCGTACCGATGTGTCCACGCACATTATTGTCCCCCTTGTTCAAATGGAGAACACAGTGGATATGGATGTTGTATTTGGATGACCATTCCATCATCTTGTTGATGACTTCTACCGATTCAGCTGCATTGTTGATGTCAAGCAACAGGTCTCTGATTCCATCAATGATTACCAGTCCATATCCTTCGTTATGGCTCAGTGCATAGTCTATAACCTCAATCCTTACGGCAGGTGTGTACTCTCTCAGACAGATGAAGTCAAGGTTCTCGTTGTCCGTAGCTGTTGAGAGTCCTGCCAATTTCAGAATACGTTCCAATACATTGTGGCAATGGTAGCGGCTCTGCTCCGTATCAACATAGAGGATTCGTCGTTTGCCCTCTGGCAGACTGGCATGGTAGTTCAACACCTGACCATTTGCCAATGATGCTGCAACCAATGCTGAGACGTTAAAAGTCTTCTTCGCTTTCGCCTTACCTGTTGAAGCACTGAAATTACCCAAAGTCGCTATTGTTGAATTGTCTATCCATATTATCTGAGGCGGCGTACTGTAGGTATCGGTCGCCTTTATCAGTGCGTCCTTCAAAATCTGTGACAGACGCACATTCTGTAGCTCTTCGTTGATTATCATGTAGCTGTTCTATTTACTGCTTGTTTCGTTTGGAGTAGCGTACCCTCGCAAAATAAGGCACACGCTTGTTCTTCTTCTGTTCTTCTTCTGATGCTGCATTGGCTTCTTCGCGTCCCATGCCACAGCCTTCATCACCAATGATATTTCCCAATGTAGGCACGTTGTTCTGTTTGAGCCAGGCATCCAGTTCCTTCTTGTCAAAGTACAGCATCTTGCCTCGTGGCTTGTAGTGCGGTATTTCCTTACTTGATGTCAGTTTATACAGCAGACTTTCCGAAATGCCGAGATAAACACACGCCTCCATAAAGGTCAATACGTTCTTGGTTGTGTAGATATTCTCCTCTAATAGAGTCAGACGTTCCAATAGTCCCTCTATAGGCTCCAACTTTTGGAGCAATGTTTCTATGGCGGTCACTCTGTCATTGAGTCGTTCCATAAATGTTGTTCGGTTGTTCAACATCGTTGTGCTCTTATTTTGTTTGTTCGTAAATGTGGAAGCGTCCTTCCGTTAACTGCATGCTTTCGGGGTGCAAAGGTATAGTGGCTAAGAGGACGATGAAAGAAAAAGACCATGACAAGTGCCAATTGTAATGGTACCTGTCATGGTCTTCCTTTCACTTACTATACGTTACTGCCGTTTTTCGTCTGTTTGGCTATGATCGTTTTCATAAGTTGATACGTATAGGCAACTACGGACACCCTTTTCTTTGTCACAAAAAGTGCCATACATACTTACACCTTATTATATAGAGAGACGTAGCGTTGTTATTACCCTTATCTCATCCTCTATGCGCTTACTTGTTGGCGTAGGTTTTCTTTTTATGTCAGATAACGCACTCGACAGGGTTGTTGCACTTATTGGCTTGCCGGTCTTCCTTGACAGTAGATGACCACCGTTCTCCATTGCTTTCTTCCAGTTCCAGCCAATGAGGTTACCTTCCAGTAGGGCATTGAATAGCACAGCGACATTACGGGTGTTTTCTACTTTAAGGCTGAAATTACTTTTACATTCCAACAGGGATTGTATGTCGTCAATCGATACCTCTGATACACAAAACAGATGATTCGTATTTGCGCAGTGGGCAATGCGAACCATCTGTTCTTTGGTCAGGTGACAATCGAAAGATAGCGGACGCTTCGTTTCTGAAACGTCATCATGAGACATGATGTTTGGTGGAGGGGCATCCGTCGTATCAAAGACGTTTTTCATTTTTATGCAGTCCTCCAATGTGAATGCGTCACTGTTGAATAGATGTTGTGCAAGGTCATGGCGTTCCATCAGAATGCGCTTGGCAATGTTGTGATTTCTCCTGTGTACATTCTTACAACCCACCTCGTTGCAGTTCACATGCTTGTGGTTGCAAGCAAAGTCCTCAACAAAGCGTTGGTGTGTCTTTACGCCATTTGTTACTTCATTCCGATATCCAAATCTTGCTGCCAGAAGAATAGTCCATAATCCGTGCAATTCGTCCTTGTCGTTCACGAAATGTCTGTGTACTGTTTGCCATTTCTCAAAAAGAGAGATGACCGCCAATTTTTGTGGTCATTGTTCAATTAATTATGATGTGATGTAATAACGCAAAAAACTCTGACCACTGATGTAGCCAGAGTCTTGCGTTTGATTGTAAAATTCCGTATTATGTCATGTCTCATAGTTACCTAATCGAATAGACCGTTAACTAAATTAACAGCCTCGTCCTTCTTTTTGTTAACGATTTTGGCGTATACCTGCGTCATTCTCACGTCTGTGTGCCCTAACAACTTGGAAGTTGTGTACAAATCCGCCCCAAGCGTCAGCATCATTGTAGCAAACGTGTGTCGGGCGGTGTGAAAGGTGAAATGTTTGGTTATACCTGCTGCCTTTGCCCACGGTTTTATCAGTGCATTGATGCATGGAACTGAAGGCAAGTCAAAAACTTTTTCCTCAGGTCCTTTCCCGTTCTGCATTGGCATCCATTTTATAGCTTCCGATGAAAGAGGCAAGTATATCGGTGCTTTTGTTTTCTGCATGACAACTTGCAAACGGTATTGATTGCCATCACAGAACACATCCTTCCATTTCAAGCCTATTACGTCACTAATGCGCAATCCACAGAAACAAGAGAATAGGTACGCACTCTTTACTGCCTCGTTTTCCATTGGCGTGGTTATCAACTTTCGCACCTCGTCAATTGTCATATATTCACGCTTGCTTTCGGGCTTCTTTATTTTGTCCGCACTGCTGATCTTTGTGAATGGGTTTATCTTTATCAATTCATCCCTAACCGCAGCGTTTAGCGCCCCATTTAACACACGATAATAGTTACAAGCCGTACTAGCGGCTATATGTTCGCCTTGTATAGTTTTGTACTCGTTCAAGAGATAGTCAATGAAACTTTGGCAGAAAGCCTTGTCAATTTCATCCAAAGTGAACTTATCGCCAACGGTCTCTTTGATGATACGTATAACAATTCTTATCTGTGGAGCATCTTTCTTTCCACGCTTGGCTTGATGTTCCATGAAAGTGTTCAACCAATCTACAAGGTACACCTTTGGCTTCTCTTCTTGTTTCTTGATGCCTGCCTCGCCATTTGTCATAGCAATGATGCGTTGCGACTTTATGGCATTGGCGGCAATCAGCGTAGCTTGATTCCGCTTGCGTGCTTCGTCGTCCGTTTCTGGTATGATATACATCTTCAAGTACTCATACGAACGTTTGCCGTCTCTGTATATGTCCAAGTATAGGCTCTTATTTCCGTTGCTCAGGTCTTTCATCCTAAGACGGATTGGCTCTTTGAGCTTTGATGTTTTCTTGTTTCTTGCCATAGCCGTTTCTTCTTATTGATTTCGTATTGCAAAGGTACTAAAAATCCCCGAAAACGAGAAACAAACAAGAAACAAAATACGCACAAAAAAGGAACAATTAAGTGCAGAAACGAGAAACAATTACATAACACATTATCACATCATAAATACTGAATATCAGCTATTTACATTTCATTTCATTAGCTTTTGTCTTCATTTATATGTCTTGCTTTACAAATTCCGCAACATACTACTGCGACTATTACTATACCAATATACCAGCATCCGGGACAGCTATGCGCGGGGTCCTGTTCGGTGGTAGCGCGAGGAACAGCGCGTGTGCCGGGCTTTCGTGCGCGACTACGGCTTTCGCGGCTGCGAATACGGCGGCGAACGTCGGCTCTCGGCTTTGCTTTATTCCCGAAGCCTAACACGCAACGATAACGTTAAACACGACCCAACCGCCGCGCTCCATATTCGGCGGTTGGGTTCAATAAAAATACATTCAGCTATGAACGAGAACAACAATAACAGACCAAACCAGCAGGAGGACGACGGAAGCCTCTCCTTTTTGGCAATACCGCAGGACGAAGGAAACAAGCACTTCAACTGCCGGGAAACAACACAGCAGAAACTAATAAACCTTACGTTTTGGGTTTGCGACTATATCGAAGGAGTAAAAACCAAGTTCGGCGCGGAACGCTTTTTAGTAAAGATTAAGCGCAACCGCGACGACAAGGACGCGGATGCCGAAAAGTTCTTTACCAATTCAACGGAAATAAAGTACGTTCTTAAAGAGATTAAGAAGCGCAACGCATTTCCGCGCAGAGTAACCATGAGGGCAAGCGGCACACGCTACTACTTTGAATAAAATATAAAGGTTGTTTGTCCTTTGGGTGTCCTGTTCGGTGGTAACGCGAATAACAGCGCGAATGCCGGGCTTTCGTACGCGAATACGAATAACGCGGCTACGAATACGAATGCGAACATCGGCTCTCAGCTATTCTGATAACATTTAGCAAAACAATACAAGGGCAAAGACCACGCCAACCAAAAGGCGAAAAACAGTAAACATTAACGGGATTTGGTAGGGCTACCGAAGAACCCCACTTAATCAGCAAAGCAACAACTATGAAAAGGTTAGGCAACCTATACGACAAAATAATAAGCATGGATAATTTGCGACTTGCGGACGAACGCGCCCGTAAGGGCAAAACCCATTCTTACGGCGTGAGGGTACACGACAAGCACGCCGAAGCCGACCTTTTGGCTTTGCACGAAGCATTGAAAGCAGGAACTTACAAGACTTCGGAATATAGTATTTTCACGATATACGAACCAAAAGAACGTATTATTTACCGTCTTCCATACTTTCCCGACCGCATCGTACACCACGCAATAATGAACATTTTGGAGCCTGTATGGGTGTCAGTATTCACGGCAGACACTTATAGCTGCATAAAAGGGCGAGGAATACAGGCGGCAGCGGATAAGGTACGGAAGGCGATGGACCGGGACAAGCCCGGCTGCGCGTATTGTCTGAAGATAGACATACGCAAGTTTTACCCTTCAATAGACCACGACGTATTAAAGGCTATTGTTCGCCGGAAGATTAAGGACACACGGCTGCTTAAACTTTTAGACGAGATAATAGACAGCGCGGAGGGCTTGCCGATTGGCAACTACCTAAGCCAATACTTAGCAAACCTCGTATTAACTTACTTCGACCATTGGGTAAAGGAGGTTAGACTGGTAAAGTATTACTTCCGATACGCCGACGATATTGTAGTATTGCACAGCAGCAAGAAGTATTTACGCGAATTGCTTGCCGAGTTTGAAACCTACCTTACGGGCTTGAAGCTGCATGTAAAGGACAATAAGCAGATTTTCCCGGTAGCGAAAGACCACAAGGACAGGCACGGGCGCGGTATAGACTTCTTAGGCTTTGTGTTCTACCACAACGAAACACGGCTAAGAAAGCGTATTAAACAAAACCTTTGCCGGAAGGTAGCCAAGTTGAGGAAAAGGAAGAAGCCGCTAACTAACGAGGAGTTCAAGCAGCGCATCGCGTCATGGTGGGGATGGGCAAAACACAGCGATAGCGAGTATTTTATTAACAAGTTAAATTCAAAGATTAAACCGTATGAAATCAAGTTCAAACGTTAGACCCGACATTATCCAAGATTTGGGTAACGGGTCATTCCACTATAACTATAATATTGTGGAAGAGAAGGTAGCAGACGAGGAGGTAGGCGAAAAGACCGTTTACAACTTCGATACGGTGCAAGTGTGGGAGAAGCCGACCTACGAAAACCTTACGCGAGCAGTCATCCGTAACGAGGTGGACGAAAACGAGGAGTTCTCACTCATCAACGACTACTACGCCGCGCAGTTGGGGCTGGAAACCGACAGCGCACGCAAGGCGAAGGCAGTAACGGAGTACAAAGACCATCTTAGCCGCGTGATTGCTATTAAGACGATGGTACGCGCGGACTTGCAGACCGCAGGGTATAACCAAACAGAGTAAGGCATGGAGTATTTACCAGCAATAATTAGCGCGATTGGCACGATCATCGCGGCATGGTTCGCATACAACCAATACACCAAGAACAAAATAACGGACTTGAAGGTAGAGCAGATGCGGACAGAGAACGAGATGCGGAGGAAGCGACGCGCGGACAATTCGGCGGTAGTTTACGGTGAGTTGTGGGAAATCCTGCACGACCTTAAAGCCGACCGGGTTTATATTGTGCAGCCGCACCCATTGGGCAACGAAAGTATGATAAGCATATACTTTGAAAGCAAGCGTAAGGGCGTGGAGAGCATGAAGCCGCGTATTCAGAACTTGAAGATGGGCGACGTAGCCAAGTTTTGCAGCGACCTAACAAAGAACTTGTTTATGTTCATTACCGACATAGACGGGCAAGTTAAGGACAGATGCGCAAAATCCTTGCTTTCGTCCTGCGGTACTTCGCAAGTGATAATAAAGCGACTTAGCGATAATAGCCACGATTGGGTAGGCTCGATTTTTTGCGAGTTTACCCACGACGCGGAAATTAACGAACAGGAAGCGCACACCATCCTGCACGAAGCCGCAATGAACATTCAGTACATATTACCCGAATTTGTAGATTAGCAGATTATGGCAAACATCAAGATTTTAGCCCCCTTCATACTTGCATGGGAGGGTGGTTTTGCTAACGACCCGATAGACCGGGGAGGAGCGACCAACAAGGGCGTAACGCTTGCAACGTGGAAACAAGTAGGCTACGACAAGGACGGCGACGGCGATATAGACGTAGATGACCTTAAAAGGATTACCACAGACGATGCGGTAAACGTGGTAATGAAGCCCCACTTTTGGGACAGGTGGAAAGCCGACAAAATTAAAAGCCAGTCCGTAGCCAACATTCTCGTAGATTGGGTATGGGCTTCCGGCAAGCACGGAATAACCAACGTACAGCGTTTGCTGGGCGTGAAGGTGGACGGAATAGTAGGCGACAAGACGATAGCCGCACTTAACGCCAAAGAGCCGCGCCAGCTATTCGCGTCAATAAAGAAAGCCCGTGTTTCCTTCATTGATGGCATCATCAGAGCCAACCCGAAGCAAAAAAAGTTCAGAAACGGCTGGCTTAACCGCCTCGCCTGTATTCAGTACGGCTGCTTGAAATATACCACGGACGGCAAGACGCTAACTACATTTCAATTTTCGGAAGTATGAAAAAGGTTGTAGGCTTCATTATTGCCGTGTTCCTTCTTCTTTGCGTTTTCGGGTGCAGCAGTACCCGAAAAACCATTAAGGAGGAAACGAGCGTAACAGCATCGCAGACGGAAAAAACCAACAGCGAGAGCGACAAAACGGCAGCTTCCACGACCAACACTGAAGTAAACACCAATACTAACGTAGTGGTAGACTTTACCAAAGTGGAGTACAACGACGGGAGCAGCGACCTGCTGACAGAATACCCGATACCCGAAAAAGTACCCGAAAATCCCAAGGGTAGCAGCCAGCGCAAACCGCCCGACAAGAAAAGCGGCATAAAGTCCATTACTTCCGGGCGTATTACCATCAACGGAAACAGCAGCGAGAAGCAGGAAACGCAGGCTAAAACGACCGAAAAGAGCCGCGAGGACAGCCAAAAGAGCGCAGAAACGACCGAAAACGACCAAAAGAAGGAGCAACAAAGCCCGAAATTCGGATATTTTGCGCCTATACGCGCCGTTTTCGTCCTTCTTATTGCTTTTGCCGTTGTAGTGTGGTGGTGGAAGTCAAGAAAAGGGTAAAAAGAAACCCGAAAAAGTACTTTTTGGGTACTTTTTCGGGTACTTGTTTCGCAACACCTTGATAATCAAGGTTGAAAGCGGAGAGAGAGGGATTCGAACCCCCGGTACCTTGCAGTACGCCGGTTTTCAAGACCGGTGCATTCGACCACTCTGCCATCTCTCCTAAGATGCTGTATAGCGGTCTTAACGGGTGCAAAGATACGGAGTGTTTTTGATATGGCCAAGCGTTTTGGCGATTTTTTTTGCCACGAGGGCGATTTTCTTGGATTTTAGGGGAAAATCAGAGATTATGAGCGGAGGAGAGGCTGGAAATAAGGGGATGTACTGTTAAACTATAAGGGGATAAGGGGCCAAGCGACAAAGGGAAATGAGTTATTGAGCGACAAGGGAAGGGCTCGTCAGGCATAAGAAATGGCACAAGAAATAAAGGCCGGAACGACAGATGCCGCGAGAGTGATTCAACAGGCAGCTGGCGTTATGCCTGCCGCTCCGCCAAGTCAATGGCGCGACGGATAACGGGAGCCATGTCGTAATATCTGTATTCGGCCAGGCGACCGCCGAAGATGACATTCTTCTCTTGCTGGGCCAACTGCTGGTAGCGGGCCAAGAGGGCGGAGTTCCGCTCGTCGTTGACAGGATAGTAAGGTTCCATGCCAGGTTTCCACTCCGTTGAATATTCGCGGGAGATAACAGTGAAAGGGTTGTCGTTGACGGCACTGCCGAAGGTCTCGAAGTGCTTGTGTTCAATAATCCGCGTGAAAGGTACGTCATGCGCCGTGTAGTTCACCACGGCACATCCCTGATGGTTACTCTCCTGCAATGTCTCATGTTCGAATCGAACGGAACGGTATTCGAGGGCCCCGTAACAATAATTGAAATAGGCGTCGATGGGACCGGTATAGACGATGTGCGCAGCCTCTGCGGTGAGGGCTTCGCGATGAAGGAGAAAATCGGTATCAAGACGCACTTCCGTTCCTTCAAGGAGGGCGTCGATGAGGGCGTTATAGCCAGCGGCGGGAATACCCTGATGGGCATCGTTGAAATAGTTGTTGTCGTAAACGAAGCGCACAGGAAGGCGTTTGATGATAAAGGCCGGTAGCTGGGTACACGGACGTCCCCACTGCTTCTCGGTATATTCCTTCACGAGATGTTCATAGAGATCCCTTCCGATAAGCAGCAGGGCCTGTTCCTCCAAATTCCGAGGTTCGTCAACCCCTTGCGCCTTCATTCGTTCAACAGCCTCCTGCCGTTGACTTTCAATACGCTGGCGTGCTTCTTCGGGAGTGACGACGCCCCACATCTGGTGGAACGTATTCATATTAAACGGAAGATTGAAGAGGCGGCTCTTATAGTTGGCAACGGGCGAATTGGTATAGCGGTTGAACGGCGTGAGGCCTGTGACGAAGCGCCACACCTCCTCGTCGGAAGTATGGAAGATATGCGCACCATATTGGTGTACGTTGATATTGTGTATGCGTTCGCAATGAACATTTCCACCAGTGTGCTGGCGCTTGTCAATCACGAGGCAACGTTTCCCACGCTGGCGCATGAGATGGGCAAAGGTGGCTCCGAAAAGGCCGGCGCCCACGATGAGATAGTCGTAAGGTGTTTTCAT